CCTCGCGGCCGGATTGAACGAGACATCGTTCAAGGAGATCTCGGCAATGAACCTTGAGAATGGGATGAAGGTCGCTGACGCGTTCCTTGATGGGAACATTCAGGAGAACATCCGACGCACGAATGAGGCGGTCGGCAGCGTGAAGTCGATTGCGGATCAGGTCGGGCTGGATGCGGCGAAGCAGTTCGCGACCGCCGGTATCCAGATGGCGGTGTCGATGATCGAGGCGCTGCTGGAGGTGATCGGGTCGAAGGGGAAGGGCCGGAAGGCGCTCCTGTCGATGATGGATGATCTCGCGGCTGCAATGAACCGGACGTCGTACATCAACGTGGTGACGACATCATCCGGTTATGGCAGCGCGACGCCCGGCGAGACCCCGGTTCTCAGCCCGTCGGAGCAGGCCAACCTCGACTTCTTCCTGGGTGGCGGTATCGGGGTTGCTGACGGATTGTTCCCGGGATTCGCGAATGGCGGGCCGGTGTCAGGTGGCCGGCCGATCATCGTCGGGGAGCGTGGGCCGGAGTTGTTCGTCCCGGGCAGCAACGGCAACGTCGTACCGAACAACGCGATGGGTGGCAACTCGTACACGATCAACGTGAACGCAGGCGTCGGCGATCCGCGGGCGATCGGTCAGCAGATCGTCGAATACGTGAAGAAGTTCGAGCAGGCTAACGGGCCGGTATTCAGGGCAGCATGACGATACGCGCCCAGATCGCCTTCGACCTCAGCCTCACGACGGGCGTCAACTTCTTCACACTCGACGACGTCGACAAGGGCGTCCTCGACAACACCGAATACGTGTTGGGCGGGGATGCACTCATTGATGTCACGGAGTATCTGCGGAGCGTGCAGGTTGATCGTGGCCGGTCGCGGACACTGGAGAAGTTCACGGCCGGGCAGGCCAACATCGAACTCGACAACCGCACCCGGATCTTCGACCCGACTTACGGGCCGGGTCCGTACTTCGGGCAGATCCTCCCCAGGAAGCAACTCGTCATCGACGAGGACGGGGAGGAGATATTCAGCGGGTTCGTTGAAGACTGGAATTATGCCTACCCGGCGGGCGGGTTCGACGCGGTCGCGGAAGTGTCGGCGTCGGATGGGTTCACGATCCTCGCCCAGCAGACAATGACCGGCGGGACGTTCACCGCGCAACTGTCCGGGCCTCGCGTCACGGCTGTCCTCGACCAGGCGGGATGGTCGACGGTGAAGCGTGACATCGGGCCGGGGCAATCCCTCCTCGATGCGGATGTCGTGTCAGCGACCACGAACGCCCTCTCCTATCTCCAGCTCGTGGAGACGTCCGAGTTCGGGGCGCTGTTCATCGGCCGGCAAGGAGCACTCACGTTCCGTGACCGTTCCGAGCTGCAAGCATTCACGACTGGGGTCACGTTCGGGCCGACCGGTATCCCATACCGCGACATCAGTGTCGTTTGGGGCACGGAGGAGATGAAGAACACCGTCTCGGTGACGTTCACCGCTGGCGGGACCGTAGCGGGCACCGCACTCGCCGAGGACACCGCGTCCCAGGCCGCCTACGGGGTCATCGACCAGACGATTGCCACGATCCTGTCGAGTCAGGTGGAGGCGTCCGCACTGTCGTCGTGGCTCGTCGGCCTGTACTCCCAGCCCCAATACCGGGTCGACACGCTGACGGTCAGCCTCGATGGTGTGACGGCGGGGCAGAAGGCGAGCGTGCTGGATCTCGAACTCGGCGACGTTGTCACGGTCGGGTTCACGCCGTCGTCGATCGGCTCCGCAATATCGCAGATCGTCTCCATTGACAAGATCAGTCACCAGGCGCTGCCCGATCGGCATGACGTCACGTTCACGTTGTCGGAGGCGCTCGCAGCATTCATCCTCGACGATGCTGTGTTCGGGGTCCTGGATGACGATATTCTAGGATTCTAGGGAAGGAGAGGCATGGTTGCTTTCACGGCAGGGGCAGTCCTCACGGCTGCGAACCTGAACACAGCGTTCAACGCGTTGACGTTGCGCACGGTCACATCGACGTCGGATACGCTTGTGCTCGCCGACAACGGCGGCGGGGTGACGTACTCGAACGCCAGCGCGACCACGTCGACAATCCCGCCGAATGCGTCCGTAGCGTTCGCGACGGGAACGAAGATCGTTCTCATCAATCTCGGGGCCGGTGTCGTCACGGTCACGGCAGGCGCTGGGGTCACGATCAACGGGGCGACGCTCACCCTCGCGCAGAACGCAGGCGGGACATGCATTAAGACAGCGACGAACACTTGGAGTTTCCTCCCTTTTTCTAGCGGAGTCGGCGCTGCCAATTTCTCGGACACGGCGACCGGCTCCTACACCGGATACAAGTACAAGACGTTCGCGGCGAGCGGGCCTTTGACTGTGACGACAGCCGGATTTGCAGACCTAGTTCTATGCGCTGGTGGTGGCGGTGGTGGCCCCGCTAATGCTTACTCAGGTGGTGGCGCTGGCGGTTTGTTGCAGGTGACTAACGCTTATTTGCCTATCGGGACTTTTACTGTAACGGTGGGCGCTGGAGGGGCCGTTGGTAATAACGGTATTGCTAGCAGGATCAGCGACTATCTCAGTCCCGGTGGTGGTTCGGGCGGTACTACCGCTAACAAGGGTTACAACGGTGGTTCCGGCGGTGGTGCATCATGGGGGACTGCGGTGGGCGGTGCTGGTATCAGCGGCATTGGTAACGATGGCGGTAGTTCGAATACGGCTACTGCCGCTGGCGGTGGCGGAGGTGCTGGTGGGGTTGGGGCGAATAACTCTGGCGCGGTCGGTGGTGCTGGTGGCGCTGGGACAACGATAACTCTTGCTGGTACTACACCTTCTGGATCGTATGTCGCTGGGACATATGCCCTTGCCGGTGGCGGTGGCTCCTATGGCGACTCCGGTAGCGGTGCTGGTGGTTCCGGTGGAGGTGGTGCTGGTGGAGGGACTAACAATGGCGCGGCCAATAAGGGTGGTGGCGGTGGCGGTTGGATAAGTGGTAACGCGGGTCAAGGCGGTTCGGGAATCGTTATCGTGAGGGTGGCAGTCTGATGGCTCATTTCGCGCAGATCGACCAATTCAACGTTGTCCGTGACGTCATCGTCATCAGCAACAGTGACTGCGGCGGCGGAACCTTCCCGGCATCCGAACCAGTGGGGCAGGACTTTATCAACGGACCGCACCCCGACTGCCTCGCCCTTGATGGCGAATGGCGTCAGACAAGTTACCGCGGCACCTTCCGAGGATGCTATGCCGGCCTCGGATTCTCCTACGACCCGGTGGCTGATGTCTTCGTTCCTCCGGCTGCATCAGAGCCAGCGCCATGATGCTCCTGAGGCTGCCGGACGACGTGCAAGCGGACTGGGCGGAGGACACCGAATATGACGACTGACCCCCTCGCGTTCGTCGGCCTCGCGGTAGCTCTCCTCGCGGGCCTCTCGTGGATCATCAAGGCTCAGATCAGCATGTCGAAGCAGTTCACCCCGAACGGCGGATCAAGCCTCAGGGATGCCGTCAACCGGCTGGAGAAGGACGCGCAGGAGATGCGACAAGACATCAAAGAGATGCGGCAGCACGAAGATGAGCGGGCCGAACGGATCATCAACTCCGTCGGCAAAGTCCACGCGAGACTCGATGAGCATGTACGCGACCATCTCACGAAAGGGCAGTGATGCGCACACGTAAGTTCTGGGAAGACGCAGCGGAACGCACCATCCGCACAATGGCTCAGGCCTTGCTCGCACTCATGGGGACGGACGCCCTCGGCATCGTCGGACTCGACTGGGCGCAGATGCTTAGTGTCGCGGCCGGCGCTGGCATCATGTCGCTCCTCACCGCGATCGTCGCAACCGGCATCGGAGACAAGGGCACCGCACAACTACTGAAGGAGAAGCCATGAGCGTCATGTTCGAGGAGCAGGTCCCGGTCGAGCCGGAAGACGGCGGCGACTTCGTCGACATCGAGGAGGCGGGCGAGAATGGCGAAGAAATATCTTGAGCGCAACGTGAATCAGGTCATCACCTGGTCACGTAACCAGGTGAAGGACCCGACACAGGACTGGACCGGACTCTGCCAGTCGCACTGCCGGCAGGCGTACGGCGTGCCGGCGTGGGCCGGGTCAGCGATCATCGCCTGGGGCAAGATCCCCGCAGCGCAGAAGCATCCGTCGGCGCACCCGGCCGATGCCCCGAGGGGCGCACTCCTGTACTACGACATCGGCCAGTTCGGTCACGTCGCGATCGCCATCGGGAAGCGCACGAACTCCAGCTGCCTCTCGAACGACTACGTCCGCAAGGGCATGATTGATGCGTGCTCGCGGGAGTTTCCGCGCTGGGGCGTCAAGTACTTGGGCTGGTCAGCGTGGACCCCGTTCGGGAGCCTTCGACTCGACCCGTGACCGTCACGATGTCCTCCCAGCCTTCGAGCGGGATGAGTGTCATCGCGTGGGGCATCCTGTCGGCGTGCTGACGGATGATCGGCTCGGGCACTCCAGCCGTCCCACGCTCGGCCTGCCGGGCGAGGCAGGTCGCCAGGTCGGTGTCGACGATGACGATGCGGGTGTGCGCTGACGCGAACCTTGCGATGCTGAGCCAGTCGCGGCGGTCCTGAACCTTCGTCGAGCACGCATCGACGATCACGGACTGGCCTCGACGGAGCAGGTCGGGGGCGAGGAG